ATGAGTGATAAGATTGTAAGAGGCGATGTGTATCTTGCGGACTTATCGCCGGTTGTTGGAAGTGAGCAAGGAGGAAAACGTCCTGTCCTTATCGTGCAAAATGATGTAGGAAATCACTTTAGTACAACGGTCATTGTAGCGGCGATTACTGCCAAACATACAAAGGCCAATATTCCAACGCATATTGAAATCAAAAAAGACCAATTCGGGTTCGAACGCGACTCTGTCGTCTTACTCGAGCAATTACGGACGATTGATAAAGTCCGTATTCTTGAAAAGATTACGACCGTCGATAGTGACTTTATGAAAATTATTGATGCAGGACTCAAAGTGAGTCTTGGATTAGAATAAAAATAGTCCTCTAAAAATTTAGAGGACTGTTTTTGTTTTTAACGGAGAATTTCTCGAGAAAATTCCCTTGATTTACCATGGGGATGGTAGTATACTGGTTAAGTACCTTAAGTACAAATGCCTCCTTAGCTCAGTTGGTAGAGCAGTAGACTCTTAATCTATGGGTCACAGGTTCGAGCCCTGTAGGGGGCATTTTTTATGCTTATTTATAGGCTTTTCTAAAGGTTTTGTTCCGTGGATGTTCCGTGGGATAAAATCTTTATTATTTTTTCATTGTCTGATACTTCTAATTCTTTAATGACATGGGCATACGTCTGCATGGTTACTGTGGGGTTAGCATGACCTAATCGCTTACTCACTGATACGACTTGCACCCCTTGAGATAGTAAGATACTTGCGTGTGTGTGTCTTAAACTATGAAATCTGATTTTTCTCTCGATTTTCGCTTTTCTAAGTGTATTATCGAGAGTTTTTTTAACCCCGTTGTTAGTGATGTCATGAAACACTCTTTCCGTATCCTTCGGAAGTTGGAACAACAGTTTCATAACTTCGCTTGGAATTACAATAGTTCTTTTGGCGTTTTTTGTTTTTCCATCCGTAAAATCTCTGGTGTGTAATGAATCGAATCCTTTTTCGATTTTTACAGTGTTGGTTTCTTTATCTAAATTATCCCAAGTCAATCCAAGGCATTCTCCAAAACGCATTCCGCTTACCATTGCTAAAAGAATAATATATCGTGATTGATATCTAGGATTGATTCCATCTAATAGCGCTGCATAAAGACTTTGATATTCTTCAAAAGATAAAAACTTGCTTTCTTCAGTAAACGCTCTTTCGTCATTCCCTTTAATTTTAACGAATTCGCATGGATTATACATAAGAACTCTGGTTTGAACTGCATGCTTTATTGCACCGCTTGTATAAGTGTGATATTTAGCAACAGATTCAGTGGATAGCCTTTCAGCCAATTTATTAATATAAGCTTGATAGCTATCGTGGGTTATGTCCTTGAGCATTACGTTAAAATTCTTTCTTACATATCGTATGATCATATCTATGCGTTTGGAAACGCCTAAAGAAACTGTACCGTCTTTGTAAAGTTTCTTCCAATTCTCCATATAATCTGCAAGAAGCATTCTTTCTTTGGCAAAGTCCTTACCTTGCAGCATCTCGTTTTCGCGGAGGATTGAAGCATCCTTTGCTTCAGCTTTAGTTTTAAAACCGCTCTTAGATACAGCCTTTTGCTTTCCGTTCTCGTAATAGTAGACCTTATATGTCCATGTTTTGCCACGTTTGTATATACTTGCCATAATTCACCTCCGTTTCCAAACGTACGTTCTTTTTGAGATAAAATAAATAGCCTTAACAGGCTATTTATTTTATAAAAACTTTTTAACCGTCGAAGTTAAAATGTCTGAACAGTTAACGATATCGAGTGGTGTTGAAATTTCGATAGTAGTATGTTTTTCGTCATTAAATTGTAGTTTAAATTTATTGTTAACTGTATAAATACGCATAATCCACTTGCGAATATTATCATCTAAAAGCACATTAAAATAACTTCTATTGTCTCTATAAAATATTCGTGATGGGTCCACAACGTCTTTTAAAACAATTTTTGTAGTAGTGTAAGCTTCTAATTCTTCAGAAGTTGTTACTATTTCCGAATCTTTATTTGGGACTTCATCTTTTACTTCTTCCGTATCTGGAGTACTAGAAATTTTAGTGTCCACATTAGTATTTAAAGCAGCACTCAACTTATCGTTTACCCGTTCGCTTATGAATTGAGAAAATCCCTTCTTAACGATTGCTTCAAATTTTTCAAGTGTATTTTTGGTTTTAGTACCTTCATATATCTCGCCAACGATATATTTAACGAATGATTCATCTGGTTCAGTCAATTGTTTAGATAAAAGGTTTTTAAGACTGTTTAAGTATTTTAATTCAGAAGCAGATGAAGTTATTTTATCAACGTCAAAATTATCTTTGTGGAATTTAGCAATCTCAGCGATTTGAATATCTTTAATCTTAGTGATATCAATTGTTAAAAACGGAGTAGAGTCCATTTTGTTAGGTTCATCAAGATCTGTATAAAATTTATATTCTTGTCCATTTGTTAAAATTCCGAATTTTGAAGTAGTAGTACCAAAATATCTAAATAATTGCGAATCATGTTTTGTAAGTTTTTCTGATATAGATTTAGCTTCAATTAGAATTACAGGAGCATCGCTAATTTTAATTGCATAGTCTACTTTTTCACCTTTTTTAATTCCAAAATCTGCAGTGAATTCAGGGATAAACTCTAGTGGGTTAAAGATATCGTATCCTAAGATTTGAAAAAATGGCAAAATTAGAGAAGTTTTAGTAGCCTCCTCTGTATTGATATTATCTTTCAATGTATGTACTCGTTTCCCCAAATTCTTTAATTGATCTGACAACACTTCTAATTCCATTGTTTTTCCTCCTTAAATGTAATTTTGCATATCCTCTTTAATTCCATATATAGTCTTTAGGATTTCAAACGTTTCTACAGGCTTTTGATATTGTTCTTCATATAAATATTTCATTAGTTCACACGCAAACATATCTGCTTCTCGTTCTAATTTTCCTTTGCCACCAAAAGTTGCGGAATAGAATCCGTTCAATCCATAATGGTCTATAGCATGTTTTAATTCATGTGCCATGACGTAATATTTAAAAGAAATGTCTTGTATATCTTCGTTAATTAATATCAATGGTGTATCTTTTTCTGAAGATACAAGTATTCCTTTTAAATCATTAGGTAATACTTTGAAATCATATTCGATTCCTAGATAGTCCGCTATTTCAAACGGGTTAGCCGTATTGTAAGTACTAACTAACTGATTCACTTCCAATAATTATTCCTCCTTGCCTTTTTTTATTCGTTCCCATAGCATTGCACGTATCATTCCATCTAATTGCATCTTATCTTCTTCAGATAGTTCTATGCCATTATATGACATAACAACACTATTACGTTTTAACGCTTCATCAAAAACAATAACATCGTCTTTTGATGCCCAATCTGGAGCTTCAGTCTCAACTTCACCAATTAAAGCTAATGGACTGATTTGTAAAATCTTCGCATACTTTAAAATTTTATCTCTGCCCATATTATTTATCATGCCGTTTTCCCATTTTCGAACAGTACTCTTACCGACACCAACATAATTGCCGACGTCTTCTAATGTTAACTTTAATGATTCTCTTCGAGCCTTTAAATTAAGCATTTTAACCGCCCCTTTCATAATGAAAGAATACCATTAAAGTGTCCTAGAAACAACTAAATTTGCTCAAAAAACAAAAAAAGTTTCAAAAAAGACACATTTATGTGTTGACACGATTATTTGCTTATGATACTATGAATGTGTCCTAAATGACACAACAAGAAATGAGGTGAAGTAAATGAACTATAATTTATTGAAAGCGAAAATTGTAGAAAAGGGATTAAAAGTAGAAGATTTTATTGATAAAATGGACGAGAATATCAATGGAGCATTCACTAAAACAGTCTACCATAGCAGAATGAACGGAACAGTTTCTTTTCGAAGAGAAGAAATCATTGCATGTAAAAACATCCTAAATTTATCAGATTCTGAAATTATGGATATTTTTTTTAAAGAATAAGTGTCCTTAAAGACACAACTCGAAACTGAAAGGAGGAAATCATGGAACAATCAACGCTTGATTATTACGAACCGATATTCTTTGAAGTCGTAAAAAGAAACCCAGAGAAATTTGTTGGATTAATAAAACCGTTTATTGATTCGAGAAGTAACCAAAGGTGGATAACGACTGAAGAGTTGTGTGAAGCGATTGGAACAAGTTCCAGTTCGTGGCACAAGAGTGAAGTCAGAAACCATCCAGTGGTTGTTGCAGCAAGAAGAACAGATACACGCCCATACAAATATCAAGCGAGCATGATTGATGAAATACAGAAAGTATGGGACGGAAGGAGAAAACGATGAGAACAGAACGAAGATTAAAGAACACAGTACCATTCAAGAAGTTCTTAGTTTGGTATTTGAAATGGTTAGGAATTGCATTCGGATGCGTTAGTGCATTTCTAATAATCGCATTGATGGTACTGTCGTTCATCGGAAAGGCGGTAGAAAATCACCAAACAAAAGTTGATTTGATTAGAAGTGGGCAATATATCGAACCTGATTTTCAGGATACATGGAACAAAAAAGCCAGCGCGGGAACGCTGACTAAATAAAGTATCTAAGGAGATTATAACACAATGTGCAATAAGTTTGAAACTTTACATGCAAATTACCTTGACCCTCCAGAGCCAAAAATATGGGGATATGACTGGAAAGGCGAAGAAATATACGTAGGTGATTCCTACTACGAAATTGAAGGGGATTACGTTTGCGAAGATGATATCGACGAATATTTGAAAGAAGCGTATTTAACCACTTCAGTCAGAATTGCGGGTGAGTAGATGGAAGATGTGTATTTAAACGATGACCTACTGGATTCGAAACTGCAAAACGTTTTGTACGCTAATAAAACCATCGGACAGATCAGATTGAAGAATGATTCATACGAGGTATATCTATACGAACCTCAAAGAAGAATGACAAGGGTTAAAACCTACAAGGAGGTTGAAGAGATATTAAGAAACGTATCGAAATCATTAAAAGAACAGAGTCAAAAGTAATTTTAGATATTGATGCGGACTTTGTAAATCCGCTAATTTTTGAACAATACATGGATTATGGAAAAACAGTGGAGGATGTAGCGATGGCGATAGTACAGAATATCCCAAACGTGAAATCATTCCACATCGAACCACAAGGAACACAGAAAGGAATGTTTTATAAATGAATTTATATGAATTAAGTATTGCTTTTCAAGAAGTACAAAATATGGATTTAGATCCTGAAGTAATGCAAGACACATTAGATAGTATCGAAGATGCCATCGAGAACAAAGCAGAAAATATTGCAAAGCTTGTTCGAAATCTTGAAGCTGATGTAACGGCTTATAAAGAAGAAGAGGACCGATTAAAAACAAAACGTCAAGCTACTGAGAATAAAGTGAAATGGTTAAAAACGTATTTAGAAGACAACATGAAACTAACTGGGAAAACTAAATTCAAATCAGGGATGTTTAACTTCTCAATTCAAAAGAATCCAGCAAGTGTCAACATCACTGATGAAAAGATTATCCCAGAAGAATTTCTAATTCCACAACCACCAAAAGTGGATAAGACTTCATTAAAAGAAATATTGAAGAGAGGAATTGAAGTTCCTGGAGTTGAATTAAAACAAACGGAAGGATTGAGAATTCGCTAATGAAAAACAAAATTTTAGTAACAGAGAATATTTCGATTGAAATTTCTAAACACAAAATTGAGATTTTTACATTCCTACCATTCAACATCCAAGTTAGTTTTGAAGAAACGGTTATTGACACCTTAGACGAAGACGGGAAAGTCTTTGGGAAAAGATATCAATTAAACATTTTTGCAAAACCTAAATACATGGATGAGTTCACGTCTGAAAGTGATGTATCATTTGCAATCAGTTATTACAGAGAATTAAAAACGTTCTGGAAGTTTGTTGAAAACAACAAAAATAACTTATTCGATATGGCAGGTTATGAAGGGGAAGTTGAAAGATGAGAATTCTAGCAATTGACCCTGGTAGTGCAAAGATTGCAAGTAGTACGAACGGAATCGTGTTACTTGAAAACGCAAAATTAGTAAATCATTGGGTCGTTCCTTCTGCAAAAGTCCAGGATATTCGGAATTGGTTCGAAGAGGTCGGTCGTTTTTTGGATGTGGATGTAGTCGTTATTGAGAAATTTGAAGCTAGAGACAACGACAAATCAAAGGATAATTCAGTCCTCGAAAACGTCGCTTTGTTTCAAGTTCTTTTTCCAGATTCTGTGTTACAACGCAATGCAGGTTATCAATCAGATATCCCTAATGAATTATTAAAAAGACTAGGATTGTGGAAATTTGAAAAGAGCCATCACCAAGATGTACGTGCTGCAGCAAGACTCGGACTTTTTTGGGCGATGAGAAATGATATCAAAGAAGTAATCGATGATATTGGTAAGGTGGTGAATGAACATAGCATTAAAACTAAGAAAGTGGCAAGCTGAAGCAATTAAGAGAAGCGAGCGGTCAACATACGGAATCTTTCTTGAAGCTCTTGGGGGTCGCGGAAAAACTATCTGTGCTCTAGCTATTGCAAAAGAGAAAAACGCTAAGAAAATCATCATCACAAACAACCGACTTTCGATTCTTGAAGGTTGGAAAGAAGCCATCAAAAAGATGAATTTTGATTCAGATGTTGAGTTTATTATCTCAACTGACCGAAGTATTCAAAATATGCTCAAAAAAGGCTCAAAATTCAACTGTGACGTGTTGATTATTGATGAGTGGCAGAATATGTCATCAGAGAAGCTAGTGGCCTTATATCGACGTATAAAGCGAAAATACACGATAGGCCTCTCGGCTACTCCAATTCGAAAAAAAGGACAAAATTTCTACCCACTCGAAAAAACGATTTTCGGTTTTGCAAATCCAAACAATAAATTCGATTGGCAAAAAGCACACGGAAGAATGGTTTATGATCCATTCACTTATTCGAAAGAAAAATGGGAGGATTTTAGAGACTATGAACGCTACGTCAATAATCTTCCGAACTTCTTCAGATGGGAAGAAATCGAAGAAATCGAAAACGCCGTTGAGAACAATGGTTATGAGATTAAATTTTATCCAGTAACTGTCGAACCTGGAAATCCAGAAACATTAGACAAGTTTAGAAAATTAAATCTTGTGACCGTAAAAGGAGAAACGGCAATGGCGAAACAATCTTTTGGACGGAACACATTTGAAAGATACCTAAACCAAGCAGGAGTAGAAGTTGATTTTCCAAAATTAAAACCAATCAATGCTGACACTCCATTAATGCTAAAGCTGGACGGATTAATTAAAAGAGCACCACACGACATGCTGATTGTCAGCAAGTCGAAACAGATTGTAAATGTCATCAAAGAACGACATCCTAACATCGGAATTTGGACTGGAGACGTTCAAGAAGGACTTGACAGAAAAGTAGTAGTTGCTACAAACCAGGTTCTTGGAGTCGGAGTTGATGGCTTGCAGCACAAATATCAAACAATCGTCGTTCTAGATCCCGTTAAAGAAGGTTCTGGAGAGTACGATGATTACCGCCAATTGTTGTGGCGAATAACAGGAAGTAGACAACAACACGATGTAAACGTGATTGAATTTTATTATAAAGGAGAATGAATTTGTTTAAATTACCAGAAAATAAACCACAAACACCAAAGGATACTCCACGTAACTATTTTATCTACGGTGAAACCATGAGTGGTAAATCTTACCTTGCAAACGAGTTTCCTAATCCGATTGTATTAAACACGGATGGGAATGCAGAAGCAAACAGCGTGCCAAGTATCCAACTATTAAATGATAAAGATAAATCAGGGCGAATTACTAATTCGGTGATTAAGCAGCTAGGAGAAATCCTATTAGCTCTACAAACGCAAGAACATTCATACGAGACAGTCGTAATCGACGTTATCGATGATGTTATTGAAATGATTAAAATCGCGGTGTGCGACGAGCTAACTCCACCAGGGAAGCCACGATTGAAATCATTATCTGAAATTCCGTACGGTAAAGGCTACGACTTCTTCAACCAGGCTATTACGGAATTAGTGATTGACCTTAAAGCATTACCGATGAATGTGATTTACATTAGCCGTCAAATCTCAGAATATGACGATAACGGAAATGCAACAAAGGATAAACCAAGTCTAAAAGACAAGTACGTGAACCTTATCAACGGGAATTCGGATTTAATGATCCATACGGAAAAAATCGGGAATAACTACAACCGTGAAGTTGACCGAAAACGTAAAACTTACTATGCGGACCAAGTTGATGACAAAGCGATTTTGAAAATTTTATCAACAATTAGAGGAGCAGTTGAGCCACCTCGTAAACAACAAGCAGCAACAAAATCAGCTGCTAAACCAGTAAAACAAGAAACGGTTGAAGTTTCTAATAATGAAGATGAATTATTTTAAAACTAAAGGAGAAATGAAAAATGAGTTTATTAAGTATTGCAAAGAAAATTAAAGAAGATGGATTTGACCCTCGTAAAGATAGCGTGAACGGACCTGCAGCGTTACCGGCTGGTGATTATACAGTGGTGCTAAAACGAGCACAATTCAACATTGCACCAAGTGGGTGGGAAAGCTTAGGATTCACATTTGAAGTTCGTGATGGCGAATTTAACGGACGTACTGAATATGTATCTTTCGGAACATTATCCGAATGGAATGGTAAAGACTTGTCTTGGTCAGTAGAACGAACAATTAAATTCTTTACAAAAGCAATTGAACTTGCTGGAGATAAAGTTATGAAGAACGACTTTGAAGACGGAAGAGCATTAGCTGATGCATTAGAACGTAAAGCAGTTGGTTCTTACTTCACATTAAAAATCATTGAAACAAAAGGTAAAGAAGACAAAGTATATCGCAACTATGATATTGAAGAAAATGCTGAAAACGCGATGAATACAGTTGTTGTAGAAGAAGACGATTTACCTTTCTAAAAATAAGGTGATCTCATGCATTCAATGAAAGAATATGCGCTGTTGTATCAGCAAAAAGGGTTCTCGGTCATCCCGATTAGTCCTACAACTAAAAGACCATTAATTGAATTTGCGGATAAACCACCTCTTGATGCTGATGGAATTAACGAAGTTTGGAGTAAATATCCGAATGCAAACATCGCACTAAGGACTACAAACTTCTTCGTGATTGATATCGACAAGCACGGACAAACCAGTGGATTTGATTCGTTGAAGAAATGGGAACATTTAAACCTAATTGAGCCCACACTTCAAGCAAAGACGGCATCAGGAGGTAAGCACCTATTCTATTTCAAGCGTGATGATATCCACATCAGTCAAATGATTGGATTCCTTCCAGGCGTGGATATCAAAGCGCATGAAAACAATTATGTATTAGTTGCACCATCCGCTACGGACAAAGGGCAATATGAATGGGATTTGGAAAAATCTCCTGAAAAAGGAACGATAATTACTCCCTCACGAGAATTGATTGAAGCAATCATCCAGCAGTACAAAATCACCAATGGACGTGAATTTGATTACAGCGACGGCTTACGGTCGTGGGTTAGCAAAAGTAGAACATCCGGAAAAACAAAGACTACGGAACTGTTCGAAATAATCGCCAATGGATTAGGCGATGAAGGGAATCGTAACGATAAGCTTGCTAAATTTGTAGGCGGATTATTATGGCGAGGAGTGGACGAAATGGATGTGTTGTCGTTGGCTAAAATAGCCAATGGCAATACTCCGAATCCACTATCGATGCACGAATTAGAAAGAACAGTAGTAAGTATGATTAACAAAGACAGGAGGTGATTGTGATTGGCGAAGTAGTGAGTTTTTACAAGGATTATGAACCGATTAAGAATAGCAATGGAACTTTAAAAACGAACAGCCCAGTGAACGTGTTAAACGCATTTCGTGCTGATGATCAGTTAAATCTCTATCTGAAGCATAATGAATTTTCTCAAGAGCACGAATTAACAAGAGACATCCAACTTGGGAACACGCTTCTTAAAAAAGGAGAGCTGCCCTCGAATTTCGAATCCGTAGTCAAAGTATATTTTGAGAATGTCACTGGTGCAGCATTTACATCTCAAGCGATGATAGATGGCATGGAAACCTTCTTGTCTGAGCGTTCTTACAATCCAGTAAAAGAGTATATGGAAGAAGCTGAGAAGAACTGGGACAAACGGAAGCGCATTGGACAAATGCTGCAAGTCTATCTAGGAGCTAACCAGGACCCTCTAGTGTCTAAAATCGCTGAAATGTGGATGGTAGGCGCTGTTGCCAAAGTGTATGAACCTTACGTCAAATTTGACTACGTTCTGGACTTAGTTGGTGGTCAAGGTGTTGGTAAGACTTCTTTTTTGCAGAAGCTTGGTGGGCATTGGTACACGGATGCTGTAACTGATTTTGCAAACAAAGACAATTACGACATCATGCTAAAACACTTGATAGTGAATGATGACGAAATGGTCGCTAGTGATCGCATGAGCTTTGCAGAAACAAAATCGTTCATCTCTAAAACGAGCTTACGATTCAGAAAGCCCTACATGCGCAGAACACAGGAATTCGCAAAGAATTTCGTTCTAGCACGCACAAGCAATCACGTTGAATACCTCAAGGATAAAACAGGTGAACGCAGGTTCTTACCTGTACTAGCAAGTAATGACAAACAGAAAAAGCATCCTATGAAGATAACGGATGAAGTCGTGAAACAAATTTGGGGTGAAGCCGTCACCCTTTATAAAAGCGGTGTGGATTTGATGTTTGATGAAGAAACAGAAGCGGAATTGGTTGAATATCGCGAGCAATTTATGTTCAGAGATGAGATTGAACTTCAAATTCTTCAATACTTAGAAATGCCCGTTCCTAAGGATTGGGAAACGAGAACGACAACTGATCAGTATATTTATACAACTAAATACTTTGCAAACAGTCCTGATTGGCATTCAGGCGGACAACCGATGAATCGAGTGGCTACTCGAGAGATTATGTTCAATTTGTTCCATAAAGAATCGAACGACCAAAAACTATCTCGGAAGATAAGTTTTATTATGGATAATTTACTCGATTGGAAGAAACAATCGTACAAAGTTAACGGAAAAACAACTAGAGGTTATAAAAGAATTTTACCTTAAAAAAAGGTTACACGTATGGTGTAACCTTTGGGTAAAATCGGTATCTACGTGTAACCTTTTACCACATGTAGTTACACGTAGGTTACACGTTTTTTTCGCTACGTGTAACCCTTAGAAACGTTGGTTTAACAATGTTTATAGATACTTTTTATATAAAAAGTTACATGTTTACATGTTTTTTTTAGAAAAAGTATATTGTAAGTATAAAAGCCTATTAAATCAACATTCTTATGTTTTTATTTTAATGTTTTTGAAAAAAACGTGTAACCGTGTAACCCTGAGTTAATTTTAAGAAAAAATAGTAAAGGAGAGATGCTCATGAACGATATTAAATTGTATGTCATTAGAGATGCTAAATATCCACAATGGTACTTCCAACGTATTAATGACTACTCAAGCATGATGGGATATCTTGCAAAGAATCATCCGAGATATACGCATCAATTTACAACTGACATTAAACAAGCGATGCATTTTAAAACGCCAAATGAAGTTTTAGAGTTTATCAAAGAACATTCTATCGAAGGGAATATCGTGAAGGACCCGTATCAAGAACGATTCAGTAAGGTAGGGTTTAAGTACATGGGTGAAAATTACGGTGAAGCTATTACTTACATCCATGGAATGATTGAAGATTCCAGCGATAAGATGTTAGCTGCTTCCAAAGCGTTAAAAGTGAATGCAAATACGCTGATTAAATTTATGAAAGACCCGTACTCAGTTGCAGCTCATATTCGAGATCGTATTGTAGAGAATTTGGTAAATCTAGAAAAGGCGGTGAAGTCAATTGGCTAAAAACAAATTTGAAAAATTAAAAGACGATGTGCATTACTTGATTGTGGCTCATTGTAAATACAAGGACATGTTAATGTATGACAGAGCGTTGAAACAGTTCCAAGAAGATATTAATTATGGACAGCTTGAAGAAATAAGCTACGATGAACGATTCGCTTTCTTGTTGGGATTTGAAACAGCGTTGAAGGCGATAGAAAACGCAATTGAATTAAGCGAGCAATTGAAGGAAAATCCAGACATGATTGAATGGCCAGCAGGGTTATGCCCTGATGATTACAGATACTAAGGAGGATAACGATGGAAGATAAAAAACAAGATGAAAAACCGTTGGAAGAGTTAGTAAAAACAGCAGATTCTTACAGAGCGTTCTTTTCTAAATTAGCTAATGAATTATCAAAAGTATTAGCTGATGTTAAAGCACCTTATGAAGAGGAAGATACATGGGAAATGAAATGCCCGTATGAGTATGGGGATAAACATTATTGTATCCAATCGAGTGGAGACGTTTTTTCAGATTCTTGGCATGACATAGAAGTCGATAATAGTTTTTTTAGTCAAGGTAACATATTCCCAACTAGAGAAGCAGCAGAACTAGAATCCAAACGCAGAAATCTACTAACACGATTCAGAGCATTCAGAAACGAATGCAATAGGGATTGGAAGCCTGATTGGAGTGAACAAGACTCAAAATACTTTTTATGTTATTCTCAAAAATTTGATATTTTGTCTACCAATGATATTCATATCTGCGAAAGATTTCACACATTCGGTTACTTCAAAACCGAATCCGATGCAAGAAAATCCATCAAGCTCTTCGGTGATGAGATTATCGAGCTGTTCGTGAAGAGTGAGGGGGGAGAAAATGAAAACAATCAACGAAATAAAAGACGATGAATTGGTCTTTAATGAACAAACTCATTCTCAGATAGAGGCGTATGATTTAAAACGTGATTGGAATTCGTTTAATGAAGATGAAAGAAGTGGTTGGAGAACTCTAAAAGAAAGAACAATCAAATTATCCGCTGAATCTGTATTGGATTGGATATATGACAGCATGGACTCAGAAGGATATGAAGATATGTTTGTTTATTTATGGGACGACACGTCCGAAGAATTTAAGCAAAGATTACAAAAAATACTTGATGAAATTTCTGATTTTCCAAGTGCGATGATTTTAGATGTTGATGAAACTATCAATCCTTATGTGGATTTAGAGGAGGAATAATAATGGAATTAATCATATTTTTAAAAAATGGAGAAACTTTAAAATTTAGTAATGTGTCAAATGTAAGATTTAGCACGAACTTCTTTACGGTGTTGTGTTTTGACTATGTAAGTGCATCGAATCATAAAAAGAAAAGTGCAGCATTCAATTATGTGCATCTAGCAGGAGTATCATTCGAGGAGGAATTAGTAGATGTTGACAGTTTATTCAAAGCCTAAATGTATGCAATGCGAGATGACGAAGATGTGGTTGACTCAGAATAAAATACCCTTCGAGACAGTGGACACAGAATCAAATCCGGAAGCTTTGGAGTTATTGAGTCATTATGGATGGCAAACTCTTCCAGTCGTGGCTATCGATGACGAAATGAGCGACAATTCTAAATCCTGGAGCGGTTTCCAAATCGATAAGTTAGAAGCTCTATTGTGAGGTGAATAATGGACAGTAGAGGTTATTACGGAATATGTGCTGGAATTATTGAAAGAGCCGTTGATGATTACAAGATAGCCTTAAGATACTTACTTTCTAAAGGAATTGTAAAATCTGATTGGAATCTAAAAGAGAAACATTTTAGAAACAGGCACCATAGAGAAGCGTGGAATGTAAAAACGGATTGTGAGCGGTTCTTTCTTAGTCAGTATTTTGACTATTTATCGAATACAGAAGAATTCGGTTCAACCTTAATGAAACGGATTAGAGAGGATGTGAAAAATGGGAATTAAACATCAATTGAAGCAAATTCGCTTAATCGATTTGGAAATAAAAACAAAAATAGAAGAGTTAGATCGTTTGAATAATTCTTTCTTAAAATCTCCTTCTCTAAAAGAAGTGAATGTGCAAGAGTCGAAAGTAGGACTTAAAGACGATGCTTACGTCAAATTGATTAGCTTGAGTGAGTACATCGACCAAAGGGTGGATAACTTGATTGATTTGAAATATCAACTGATTAAAGCAATTGAACAATTGGACGATTCTAAAGAACGAACCATCATTTGGATGAAATACATTTCTTCTAAGAATTGGGATGAGATTGCTGAAGAATTGCAAATCTCTAAAACTACACTATTCATTCTTCATGATGAGGCAGTTAAGAAAATCGAAAGATGTACTAAAAAAGATGACTCTGTACCGAGTAGTACTAATGAATCTATGATATAGTTATGATGTGAAAAGATGTGGAAAGAGATATTCTTTTCTCGTGGTTTAGAATCCTTTATTTATTTTTTCCCTCAAGCACTACAGCTTGAGGGTTTTTGTATGCAATGAAAGAGGTGATGGAAAATGGGATGACCGAAAAACAACAGAAATTTGCCGATGAGTACATCATCAGTTTGAATGCTACTCAGGCTTATAAAAAGGCTTATCCGAATATTAAGAACGATGATGTCGCAAGAGCGAATGGAAGTCGATTGCTTGCAAAAGCTAACATAAAAGCCTATATAGATGAACAACTAGAAAAGTTAAAGTCCGAACGTGTCGCAGACCAGCAAGAAGTGCTTGAGTTTTTAACGGCAGTTATGCGTGGAGAAATCACAGAGCCTTTATTAGTTCTTGATGGTGACGGATGTCAAAAAGTCATGGATGCTAAACCGAATGTGTCCACGAGAAAGAGTGCAGCGGTTGATCTTGGCAAGCGTTACGGTTTGTTCTTGGATAGGCAAGAAATCACTCAAAAGAATATCGACATCAAAGTAGGTGATTGGGATGACGATGAAGACTAACCCGAAAATCAACATCATCATCGACCGTCCTAATCGTGTTTTCAATAAGCATATCTATGAACATCTATTTGACTACGACACCTTCACAGAGGTGCATTACGGAGGGGCTTCGTCTGGCAAAAGTCATGGAGTGTTTCAAAAGATAATTCTTAAAGCGCTAAAGTCATGGAACAAACCACGAAAAATATTAGTGCTGCGTAAGGTTGCTTCTACGGTACGTGACTCAGTGTTTGCGGATGTTCAAGCGACATTATCTTATTTTGGGATACTTAATTTGTGCAAGGTTAACATGAGTGCCTTTCGTATTGAATTACCGAACGGTGCCGAATTGATTTTCAAAGGGATGGATAACCCAGAGAAAATTAAGTCCATCAAAGGTATTTCCGACGTGGTCATGGAAGAAGCGTCTGAGTTTACGCTTGATGATTACACACAGCTAACGTTGCGTTTAAGGGATAAAGTGCATAAACAGAAACAAATCTATTTGATGTTTAACCCGGTATCCAAAGCAAACTGGGTATATAATGCTTTTTTTGTGAGAGATCCTAAGAATACAGTGGTTTATCAAACGACGTATAAAGATAATCGTTTCTTGGACGACTTAACTAAAGAGAATATCGAGGAACTAGCCAACAGAAACGAAGCGTACTACAAAATTTACGCTTTGGGTGAGTTTGCGACACTTGATAAATTGGTATTCCCTAAGTATGAAAAACGATTGCTTAATAAAGACGAGTTGGCGCACTTGCCAGCTTTTTTTGGTCTTGACTACGGTTTTATCAATGACCCATCAGCCTTGCTTCATGTAAGGATAGACGATGCTAACAAGCGATTATACGCTGTTGAGGAGTTTGTAAAAAAAGGATTGACGAATGACAAGATTGCTGAAAGTATCAAGGTTCTCGGGTATGCCAAAGAGCAGATACGAGCAGATAGCGCTGAAAAGAAATCTAATCAAGAATTGCGAAATCTTGGTATTCCTAGGGTTGTTGATGTGCAGAAAGGTCCTGGGTCAGTCATGCAAGGTATTCAGTATCTCTTACAGTACGATTGGATCGTTGATGAAAGATGTGTGAAGCTGATTGAAGAACTTGAAAATTACACTTGGAAGAAAGACAAGAAGACAAATGAGTACATTAATGAACCAGTAGATAGCTATAACCACTGCATCGATGCGATTAGATACGCTTTGCAAGACAGAATATATAAATCAAACATCAAACTATTTAAAGGAGGTTTTTAAAAATTGGCAAAAGTTTTTGTTAACAAAAGAAAGGTTATAACAACAACAAGTGATGTAATAACTGAGGAAGTCGTAACCGAGGCAGTTAGGTTACACATGAGTAAGTTAGTTAAAAACTACATTGAAAGCGAGGATATGTATCTCTCTCAGCATGAAGTTTTGAAAATGGCAAAAAAAGATAGCTGGAAACCAGATAATCGATTGGTGTTTAATTATGCGAAGTACATTGTCGATACGTTTACAGGCTATCAAATTGGTGTACCAGTTAAAATCAAACATGAGGACGAGAACGTAAATGAGTTTGTCTCAAGTTTCCGTAAAATCAATGACATGGAAGACTCAGAGTTCGAGCTTGCGAAAATGTCAAGCGTGTTCGGTCATGCTTTTATTTATGTGTATCAAGATGAAGATAAACGAACTAGAGCGACATACAATAGTCCGATTAATATGTTTATCGTCCATGATAACAGTATTGAGGAAAGACCATTATTTGCCGTGAGATATACGTTTAATGAAAACAATCAAACAGGAGTCGGACAGGTTATCACAAACGACGAATTGATTGATGCTACATTTACAACTGGTGGGGCGGTAAGGTTCGGTGAACGCACTCAACACATTTACAACTCAATCCCAGTAGTTGAATTGATTGAAAATGAAGAGCGACAATGTATTTTCGAGAGTGTGAAAACATTGATTAATGCTTTAAATAAAGCAGCAAGCGAAAAAGCGAACGATGTAGACTACTTTGCGGACGCTTATTTGAAAGTTCTAGGAGTAGAGCTACAGGAAGAAGACGCTAGTCAGATTAGAGAGAATAGAATTTTCAATCTATGGAAGAATGGCGACGGTGCTTTGCCAGAAGTTGCTTTCCTTGAGAAACCAAGTTCAGATACAACGCAAGAGAATTTGATTAGTTTATTGAAAGAGTCAATCTTCGCTATCTCAATGGTAGCGAATATGTCTGAATCTGAGTTCGGTAACTCGTCTGGAACGGCTTTAGCTTTCAAGTTACAGGCTATGGACAATCTAGCACGAATGAAAGACAGAAAGATGCAATCCGCATTTAACCGTTTGTATCAAATTGTATTTAGTGTTCCATTAACTACTGTTTACGAGGACGCATGGACAGGATTGTCATACTCATTTACTAGAAACGTGCCACGAAACATTCTTGAAGAGGCTCAAATCGTTGGGCAGTTGTCTGGGCAAGTGTCAGAGGAAACTAAACTGTCTGTTTTATCTATCATTGATGATCCACAGAAAGAAATCCAAAGAATGGAGCGTGAAGAGGAAGCTATGGGCGACCTTGAGACTCGTTTAGAAAAACAAAAAATCTACTCAGACGCTGAGTTGAGCGAGAGTGAGAAGGTTATAGCCGATGTTGAATAACGAATACTGGGAAGATAGATATCGAGCTGAGGAAAAAGCAAGAGAGCTAGCGGATAAGAGAGTAGCTTATCAATTGCAGGGAGTCTATCAACAACACGCCAACAACATTCAAAAGGAAATCGACAGCTTTTGGCAGAAGTATGCTGATAACGAAGGTATTACGAAGTTGGAAGCTAAACAACGTGCGGACAAGCTTGACATGGTAAATGTTGAGTTTAAAGCTAAGCAGTTAGTCGAGCGCGCTAATCGTTTGAGAGAACGTGGTCAGAAAGTAACAAGCGAGGATTTCACAAAAGCAGAAAACGACTTGATGAGATTGTATAACTTGAAGATGAAAACAAGTCGTCTTGAAGTGTTGCAAGCGAATATCAAGCTTCATCAGTATGATTTAGCTTTGAGTGAGTTTGAAATCATTGATAAGCACTTGACTGAATCAATCAGACGTGAAAACATATTTAGTGCTGGTGTTTTGAATATGACACTCGGAAGTTTTGAATCTTCAAAAATATCTGCTGACTCTATCGTGTATGCCAATTTCAACAATGCAACGTGGTCGTCTAGAGTTTGGGAAAGACAGAACGAATTAAGAAACATTGTTAAAAAAGGAGTTGCTGATACTGTTTTAAGAGGTAAAGGCACAAACGTTCTGATTAACAGTCTAAAAAAAGAGTTTGATGTTTCCTATGGCTACGCTAGACGGTTAGCAGTGACAGAATCAGCGAGGGTATATTCCGAGGCACAAAAATCGAACTATGAAGCGAATGATGTTGAAGAGTTTGAGGTTATGACTGAATTAAAAGCGTGTCCTATTTGCCAACCATTCAACGGAAAAATATTTAAAGTATCTGAGTTGGTGCCAGCATTGAACGCACCACCATTTCATCCTAACTGTCGGTGTACGACGGTTCCACATTTTGGGAAAGATTTAAACCCATTAAGCAGAGATGAAACAGTAATACCTAGAAAAATAGATTTAAGTGCTATTTAGTGTTTAGAAAGGAGTTATAAATGAAATATCGTAATAAACCAGTAGTGATTGAGGCGGTACAGTTTAAAGATACGGAAGAATCAATTTTGGAGTTATCAGAATTAGGATTAGACCCAGTACGAATTGACTATGCTGATTTAAGCAATCCGCTTTTAAAAATTGAAACGCTTGGAGGCTTGATGATTGCAACAGAAGGT